GTCCAGTATCGACCCACATTGTATTAGCGTCAATGTCAGTACCAGTGGTTTGAGCGATTAGAGCAGCGGTATTACCGGTAATTCCCACTTCGAGAGTGGCTCCAGCTCCAGCAAGATTGACCGTACAGACCCCGAAAATCGTAGCCAGAACAGTTCCTGTAACCGTAAATAGGGTGGCAGGGTTGCCCGTACCATCGAAATCGCCTGGATCATTAGCAGTGCCTCCGGCGAAGGTTATGCTTTTAGTGGCCAGCATAGCGTGATTTCCCTGAATAGGAGCAAAACTGGCGTCTCTTTGTAGATTGGTTGATGTTGCCATATATTAAAAAACGGCTACCACCCGTTAAGGTAGCAGCCGTGTCGTGTGCAAACGAATAATTAATTTTTGAGTTCAGCGAATGGTTTTTCTACACTGACTTTCTCTACTGTCTTTTTAACAATAGCAGATTTTTTAGTCAATGGCTTAGCCTCTGCTTTAGGAGCTGAGGGATTGAGCATCTCAGCCACGATTTCCGCTCTTTTAGAGTGATCATTGAGACTAATGCCTCTTTCCTGCATGAGTTTGTCAGATAAGTGTTTTGCCAGGTGCTGAGCTAAAAACTCTGGGTAGAATTTTATTTCTCCAGGTTTGATGGTGTAGGGCTTGGAGTCCCAATAACCGACAAAAACCTCTGAGTCAATGTTTAAAAAGGGGACGGATTCGAAATTAGTTTCTTCCATATTTGTTTAATTTATAACTAATTAAGTTTATCATTTTTACCCCCCACTATAAAGTGAGGAGTAAAGTCATAAACTTATTCGAGGCAGAGATTAACAGCCACAGTATCAGAAGCGTCAACATCGGCAGCAGTAGCAATACCAACTGGACGATAAGTAGAAGCGGTGCCTGCAGCAACCGAATCAACGGTGCCATCACCAACTGGAATAATAGTTACCCCAGCCGCAATGTCATCATCGGCATTGGTTTTGACAGTAGCATAATATCCCCAAGTTTGTATCCAACCATAATACTGGTCGGTTAAAACAGCTTGTAAGACACCAGCCACTAAATTGGCAACAGTATCGGAAAGGTCTGATGTAACGGTGATACCGTCAAAATCAGTTCCGTCAAAATAATAAGCGATATTTCCTGCCGCAGCAGCAACATCACCAGAACCATTATCAAATTGAATATATTTATATCTTTTTAAACCTGTACTACCTACAACTTCCACGCTTTCGCCTGGAGTGTGTAGAGCCGTAGCAGAGTTTGAAGTAAATACTTCATGACCAATAGGAGATTGAGCCATATTTTTTTCCTTTAATTAAATTATTAATATAGAAATTGTAAAAGGCTTTTTTGCGTCCAATTACAAGAGTCCCTTTACTTTTTTGGTAAAGTTTCTTATTCCTCTCTCTCCATACGGGAGAAAGAGTTTAAAAAACTTACATTAAAGTCGTTAAGAAAGAAACCCAAGTATTAGCAGCTGAGCAATAGCTAGTAATATATATGTGTTTTCCAGTCGTAACAGCAGCTGTTCCACCGACTAAGGTGTGACCATCAGCAGCAGTAATCGTAGCAGTTTGGTTACCATCATTGTAGTAAGTCCATTTAATAGTAGACCCTACCGCAACACCTGAAACACCAGTGGACATAGCAGTTCCAGTTGGAACAGTAACAGTTCCACCACCAGTTACTGATGTATGAATAACAATACCACCTAAAATCTGAGCGATAGTAGGAGTAGCATTTTGAGCATCTATATTAGTAACAGTTTGTTGTAAAACAGGATTTGGTGTTTTAGTTAGTCCACTAGCACTTAAAGTAGTAGCAGCAACAGCACCAGCAACACCACCAGTAGCAGTAATAGCACCAGTAACAGCTAAGGTAGATCCAAGTGCTACTGCCTTGTCAGTGTTAAGTCCGTTGTATTTAACAACGGGTAAATAATTTTCTAATTTTGCAGTCATATTCTTTTTTGTACCCTCTCTCTTATATTGAGGTAAAGGGCGAATAAATAAACCCTATGCTGGGGGTTGCCCCCCAGCTATAGGTAATTGACTATACGGTAGTCACTCCAGTCAGCAATGAGTTGAGTCTTGGATTGGTTCCAACCAAGTTACCCAATAACATGATCTGGCCGATTTCAGCATACTGATTGACAGGTTCTTTTAGACCAGTCCAAACGAAGCCGTAGGACTTAGGAGCAGAACCGTAATCATTACCTTCAATGTTGTTCGAACTCAAATCTATGTTTGCATACTTGTGAGATTTAAGCCCATACCATTGAATGGAGTTGCTATTTAACATGTAAAGGTATCCGGAGGTACATTTCTCATCTTTAACGATGGGCATGCCTCGGAAGAACAGAGCATCAAAGCCGATTTCGCCTTGAAGAGCACTTCTTGAAGAAGCGACTCCATTGCGAGTTACTTGAGCGTAACCATTAGCCTGAATATTCATGGCAACGGTTGGCTGAAGTAGAGATTCATACAATCCCCAAACGGTCTCAGTAGTAATACCAAGATCGGGTTTTTGAGAACCTACAGCTGCAGCATCATATTGAGTACCCATAACAGTTAATGAAAGGGCATTACTAGCAGCGGCAGTAACAGTGGATTTTAAACTGGTATAGGTGGTACGGGATAATCCGCCATAAGTGGCAGTACCGTTACCATCATCAACAATATCTCTGATACCGTTGAAGTTTTTGCCAGATTGCTGGGCATAGAACACGGTTCCAAGGGAATCGAGCATGTCCTGCATTCCACTTTCCATTTCGGTTTTAACCAGATCCAAAACCTGGGATTCAGAAATTGAGTTTACATCAACTTCCATTCCGCTAAGAACGATGGATTGATAATAACCAGTAGGAGAGAATGATAATTTGGTGCGAGTGTTTACCTTAGTAGTATCGAAGGTATCAAAACCGTCAAAGGCTCCCTGTGAAGTGGAGTTTTTGGCATATTTGACCGGGAACTTTAGGGTTTCACCGCTCCAAGGTTTACCATTGGAGAGAAATTTTAAAGAAATAATATTGCCACCTAGAATAGTATCGACCACTTTGGGGACGATTTTATCTTGGGTGACTGTTTGAACGTAATCTGTGAAAGTCATAATTTTTAATTACCAGCCGGAGCGTGTTGTTTTGCTTCAGCGACGATTTCGTCTAAACCCTTTTTGCGATCAGCTTCGGTGTAACCAATTTTAGGTTGGCTACCCTCGGACTTGGTCGGTGATTGGACTTTAGCAGCAGCCTCTTTGTTGTCGGGAGTCTTGTGGGTCTCCTTGTACCATTGAGCGGCTAAAGCCAGAGGGATAGAAGTTTTCAATTCCTCAGACTTTTTGATAGCAAAGTCAAGAATGGCATTTTCCTCAGACTTAGAAGTAACCAGTCCTGATTTATACAGGCTCTGGATTTCCGAGTCGAGCTTTTTGCCTTCCTCTTCCTGCTTGGCTTTTTGCTTGGATTCAAAAGTAGAAAACAGTTTGTCTTCCATGAATTTAGCAAACTCACCCCAGGACTTGGCGCTTTGAGCAGCCTTATCCCAATCAGAAAGGTCTTCAGTTTCGGGCGATGAAGCTGGCTGGTTGAATTTTGTAATGTGCTCCGATAGTTCACCAAGTTGTTTGGTAAAACTATCACGAAACTCCTGGTTGGTTCTAACAACCTCTTCAAACCGGGAGTAAGGGACTTTGTTCTCTTTCTTCCAGCTCTCTATATCGGATGTAACGTCTCCGGGAACGCTTGAGCTTTCAGTTGTAACAGTTTCAGCAGTTTCTTCAACTGCTCCGTTGTCCTCGACGGGAATAGTTTTGTCTGGGTCCATTTCAGATTGCCCCGTAACGCTGGGGTGCGGTCAATCAATAAAAAAATCCACCAACAAGTGGTGGGTTCGTGACCTCTGTGAGAGTAATACCAAGTGGGGAGAAATTAGTCAAGATACCTTTTAAGAATTTGACTTTGATTTGGTTCCTTCTTCGTAATTAGGACACTGATTAATCTCCTTTATTAAATTTTGGACTTGAATATAGGATAAACCTGTCATTACGGCTAAGGAATTAATAATCTTATCTAAGAGTTCAGTAGTAATAATCTTTTTCATATTTATCTAAAATTTTAATTAAATTATTATAACATTAAGCAGTTCGGTTGGTATGCTCGTACCACTCCATATTAAAATCAATGTAACCAGCAGCAGTTGCCACTGCTCTTAGACAATAAGTTGCTCCTTGTTTTAAAATTAATTCAGTTTCTCTCATCTCGCTACCACCAGTCTTTCCAGCACCTGATATGCCTGACTTTAATAGAGTAGCAGTTGTAACATCAGTATCAGTGTTTGCAGCAGCTAAACTTGCTTGGACTTCAAACTTCATTGTAGTTCCAGACACACTTAAACTATTTCTATCACTATTTAATGGAGTTACCGCATTAGCCAGAGCATTAACAACAGCTGCGTTTTCATAAACATACCAAGTTGTTTCACTTTGAGTATCAATCTTCCATAACCAATGAGTCCACTTAGTCGTGTTTGGCATTGTCCAAGTAAAGTCTAAAACCTGATTTTGAGATAATGTTTGCACCCCAGAAACAAAGTAATGACTACCTACATGTATTTCATGATGAGCGTAGTCTATGGTTTGAAGTGTGTGGGTAGGATAATCAAGTCGTGGTACTTGGAAAGTAGCATCTCCAGTTTTCATGTATGCCCGAGCTATTTGAGTGCCATTAGTTTGAATAGCCGAAGTTGAAGCACCTGTGGGCAATACTGACTCGCTAATTGTCCCTGTTACTTTTAATCGATCAGTAACTGGGTCCACCTTGAGTGTTCTGGGGTGAAGATTGGCATCATCAGTTACCCCTGAAATCGCAGGGATATGGTTCTGATCTCGTTTAGCATTTTGTAGAGCCATTTAGGTTTTTAATTTCTAAGTAAGAAATCCGTAAGGTAGCCTCACGGTCTTCGAGTTTCCTTTCCCAATTTAGCAGTTCTATCTCTTTTCTGCCAATTGCCTCAGCCATAATTTGAAGTTGTTTGGCAAAGGTTAAAAGTTCTGATTTTTTCATTCCATTATTCCCTCAGCTTCTGGGGCCATTTCTTGACCCATCGGTTGGGCTGTCATTTCTTTAGTAGCAGCTACTTCAGCCTTGAGGTGGTTAATAAATAGCTGTTGAAGTTGTGGATCAAGACTCTGGAAATCCTGGGAATCTAGCATTTGTTTATGAGCTTCAATATGAGCAATCGCCGTCTTCGGGTCGGAAATCTCAGGATTGACTGGCACTTCCTGCCCTTGAGTGATAGCTTGGAAGTCCTCTATTGCTCCCTGACTCGTCTCCTGTTCGGGATTGGCCGCAAATTCAGCATAAAGCTGTTGAGGCGCACTAAGTTGTAGGAAAGCTCGGTAGGCCATTTCTTTAGCATTGGGGTAATCAAGTTGTTCGTAAAGGTCTATATCAGAAATCTTCCCCATCTTGGCTAAAGCAATAGCTTCGTTTCTGGTGGTCATATCATCGGTAGGTAGAGTTGAACCTCTTTTAACCATGATGATTGGGGGTCTAAACTTGCCTTCAGTCACCTCTTCAGTCTGACCAACAATATCACTAGTTTTTCTGACAATCGTCTTGGAAAACTCTTTGATAATATCGTCTCTGGTAATTTCGAGATCATCTTCATCGTCAAAAGAGAAGGTGTGAGGTTCGGTATAGTGGACGAGCATCATTTGAAAACGAGATTGGTAATACTGTTCATTAAAGTCTTCATAGGCTTTGACAATGTCGTCAATTCTGCCATAGTCTTGTTTCTGTTGAAGAACGTCTTGAGTAGCGGTTGCTTCACCACTTGAAGCCCCTCTGGTTATAGCGTGAGTTCCCCAAAGGTCGTCTACCGCCGTTTCAGAGTGCATCATATCCTGATAAACATATTGAGGGAGCATATTGCCCTGGACTCTGCCGATTACATTATTGATGTTTCCAGATGAAATCCAGATTTTTAAATTTGGTTCATCATCAATCTTGGAAAATTCATCTTTGGAAATCCCGTCACCTGAGCCAATCAGAGTCCCGTTGGCTTCATCAGCGTTGTCGGAAATCTGGCGTTTACGTTTGTTGACTGAATCCTGAAGTTTAATAGTTTGTTCAATAAAGGAAGTGTCGGAGAAGAGCGATTCACCCAGTGAAAAGGTACTAAAGAAGATATAAGGCACCCTCGGTTTTTTCCAAAGGTTATAACTAACTTTATTAGTAATTCCATTCTCATCGGTTTCCATACTGTTCCCCCAGTCCCAGTTAGCATTCTTTGATTTATCTAAAATTACATTCCCACACTTCCAGACTGATATTTCTGGGGTGTGAAATTCAACATAGGTTAGTTTAGAGCCGAGTTTGTCATAATCGGTCTCCAAAATCCCCAGGTCTTTTAAAAGTTCTTTTTTCTTTTTAGGATACTTGTTTAAAACCTCAGTTAGGGTAAATTCATCAATGAACTCAGCCACAAAATTGATTGACTCCACATCAGGTGACTTATCAATCATAAGGTTTCTGGTCTTGACGAACTCATAGACTACTTCATCGCTATCGACATCGTAGCGGTATTTAATGACCCCTAGAAGGTCTAAAAAGTTAGCCCGGACAGATTTGCGGTTCTTATCAAGCATCTGGTCTTGGACTTCCCAGCAGTTGACCAGTATCTTTTGCAAAGATTTAGCATAAGGCTTGTTAGAGGAAATAATCTTAGGTGTAGGGGTGTTTTGAGTAATAACAGGCAGCATCGTCTCCATGTTTCTAAACATCAGGTTGTTGACGATTTTAGCTTGATGGTCTTTGAGTTTGGATTCGTCTATCTGTTCACCCAACCAATACTTGCGGTTCTGTTTAGCTCTCCGGGAAGTTTTTTCGTAATCGGGATTGACTGAAGCAATTGCCTTATTAATTCTGGCAATTAATTCTTCATCTTTATCTTTAATATCAAGGACAGGGACATTAGTTTGGATCCCTTCTGTAAGTTTTAGTTCTGGCATAAGAGGTTAAATGTCTAAAGGGATCGTAGTCCTCGTTATTTATTACTACATAATTAGCCGATTTTAGTCAATGGTATGACATGGTCATTACCACATCTTCCACAGCGGATAATGAGTTTATCCCCATGCTGAACCGCCAGAAGTTTATGACAGTCAGGACAGCGAACTTGTTTAATTAGTTCGTCTATGTCTGCTTTGAGGACCGAGACTTGATCGTTTAAATTCATGGAGCCTACAGAAGGACTTGAACCTTCTACCTCGTCTTTACCAAAGACGTGCTCTACCAGATGAGCTATGTAGGCGTCAGGTGTAACGCCAATCACGTTTTTCTTCGCCTATTATGTCTTTAAAGTTCATGGCTGGAATAGTATTGTTTGCGGAAACAAAATAAGACTCTTTCCCCCGTAGTCGTCTGAAGTTATCCTTGATAATAGCACCCTCACCCTGTAAACGCCTGGCTGAGGCGATAAGAAAATAGACCGTAGCAAAAACAAAGTGGTCTACATTGGTAGAGGACTCCCAGCGAATAATTGGATTATGGATTCTATCTTCATCTTCTTTGCGGTACATCGACTTCCAGTGATCGATATATTCCCCCAGTTCTTCAGGTCGTAGATGGAACTTGAGATTACTGCCGGCCAGTTCATCAACCGCCATCTGAATTAATCTAGTTCTATCGGACATGACAATCCCATATTCTTTATCCTTTTTAAATTCAATCGGACCTAGTCTCTTGGTATCTTCTTTGAAGTAATTGATAAACACTCGGCCCTTGTAAGCCTTGACCAGTTGTCTGGGGACTGTTAAATCAGGTAAAGCGTCAATGACCATCACCCCATCATGGGCTTTAAAGAAGTTGACAATCGGGTCCCAATCCTTTTCAGTAAAGACATGGGTGATACCAAAAGGCGTGCCGGCTACAACGTGCTTAGTTAATCCAGAGTCCACCCCGATACAAAAATCCTGTTTGGTTGATTCCTCTTCGGTGGTATTTCGGAGAATTAAATCAGCGTCAACCACAATATCCGAACCGATATAAGGCATGCCTAAGACAAAGTTGTAGAAATAATCCTTGGGCTTCTCATGGTAGGCTTTGATTAAATCTTTAGCTGAAAGCCAGCAGGCCATCATTTGATTAATCCAGTAGCCTGAAATATCCTTCCCTTGCCACTTCTTCACCCATCGTCCCACCCGACGGTCTTCATCAGTAAGTTCATTATGACAATACTGACAGATGTAAATCCCCCGCTCCAAGTCAACATTGTTCTCCCACTCTAAATACTGCTCCTTGTGACAATGTGAACACTTGATAAACCAGTGCTTCTGGTCACTTAGCAGCCAGAACTTATGACTGCCAACATTGGGATATGAAGGGTTGCTGAAATGCCATTGACCTTTATAGGTTGAAAACTGAAGACGAGATTCGTATTGATCGATAACTTTTGAATCTGACCTGTCCTCTTCATCATAGACGTTTAAATCAGAGGAAAACATCAAGGCCGCCTTCTCGGTGAAGGTCCCCCGATAATAAATAAAGCGCTCCCCCACCTGCTTCTGCTCCAGATTATCTTTGTCTTTGATAAGGGACGAAATTACCGGATTTAAAACAATCATCCTATTAACTTTCTCGGAAACAAATTGATTAGCATCTCCCATAGTCGGAAGGGTATAAATGATATTGTGTTTCTTCTTCGAGGAAGCAAAAAGAGTTTTTAAAATAGCTAGAGTTGAAAAACCGATTTGTGCAGCTTTAGGAATGGCTTGAATGGGCGTCCAGTCGTTATAAATATCATAGAGGAAATAATGCTGCCGAAACTCAATCGGCTCGTTCCTTTCGGTAACGATACCGTTTTGTTCAATCCACTCTATGACAGAATCATTTTGTGCTGCCAGTAGTAGATTTCTGTAGTCTTGCTCGTCTTTGTTCATCTCTCCATTTGGTAAATTCTTGTAACTCTTTTGGTGAGGCCTGGTAGTTGTTGATGGTTTGTGAACGGTTGTCAATATTTACAGTTCCCCCATCTTTTAAATCACCTTTCAATTTAAGCATGGTCTCAAAGTAACGGTGTCGGGTAGCCCAATCATCTAATTCCACGAAGTTATCATTTGTGCCGTGAATTTTCTTTGGTTCATACATACCTGAGAGGCCAAACTCAATGATTTTCTCATCAGTTAATCCTTTCCTTTCCATTATGGTGGCCAGGTCAAGTTTTGTCAGGTTTTCAGATCCTATTGATTTAGCTACTTTTCTATTCTTAACATCGTACTCTGCTGTTATGACCGCTTCAGTTGCATTTCCTGTCTTAAGATAAGCTTTGACAAACTTCTTTTCTTTAATTGTTTTAGGTGGTCTCTTTTGATTTACTTTCATCACGCCTCCATCCGCAGTTATTGCAAACCACTAATGAATGCAGGAATTTTCCCTTATACATCTCATTACACCGAGGACAAACAAGAATACGAACATTCTTCTCTTCAAGAGTATCTATGTGTTTCTGCCATTGCTCTTTGGCTAATTGTTTTACATTTGCTTTCATACATAGGGAAGACGGCAGATTGGCCTGTCTTCTTTAAGGCGTAATAACATCTTTACTTTTAAATCCCCTTCTTTGATATTGAGACCAAAAGCACAGATACGAAAAGTCCTATACTCTTTTACCACCCATCTCTTTGCTTCTTTGGCGTGGCGATTAGAGCGAGTAATATCTTTTAGAGCTTGAATAAGCATTGCTTGACACAGTCTTTGTTCAGGACTGGGTTCCATGGTCCTCCTTAACCTTCGCCAACTTAGGCATTTGTAATTTCCGAAGGTCTTGAGGGGTGTAAGTCGAGGTCAGTTTCTCTGGCTCGTTTTCATAGGCTTTGGCAAACCTTTCATTCGGTTGACCATTCACCCAGGGCTGTTCTAGATCTTTTCCATGTTTCTGTCTTTGGGCCTCAAGATGATGCCGATGTCTATCGCTCATAAATTGTTCCAGACGATAAGAGGTTAGATAGGAAACATCAATGGCACCACAGAGACTACACTGGCGGACGATATGATGC